CAGGATTGTAATCTAAGTAAATAAACTTCTTAGTCCTTATCGCTAGTTGGTAGTAAGATTCCCAAGTGATGTTATTGCACTCGTTTATAAATAGCACATCCCTTCTCGCACCTCGTAACTTAGCAGGGTTATCCGCACTAAAGAACTCAATGAATGAACCGTTGCTAAACTTGTAAGTCATTGTTGACTTATTATAACTAGATTCATCTAGCATATTTATTAAGTCCATTATCTTTAAAAAGTCACGCAGCGCACCCCTTCTCAAATGAGGGATGGTTTCAGCTACAATGCTTATCTCTTGCTTTGGCTTTGATAACGCATACTCAATTAAAAATGGAATAATACTGAAAGTCTTGGATGCAGATGTGCCGCCCCTAACTATTCTTATTCGCTTTCTAAGTTTGCGGATTTTAAGTTGTGCTGTCGTTTTCTTCAACATCTAAATCTATCCCTCCGAATATTGGCTTTTCAATATTGATGTTTTTATTCTCAGTCTTGGTACTGGCGATTCTGTGATACTCCTCCTCCGTTCCAATCAGTTTGTAGAGTGCCATTTGCGTTAAAGGGTTGTTTCCATTGTACCACTTATTGCGCAGTCCGTTCTTGACTTCAATCTTGTTTTTGTCCAATCCCTCTTTTATAGTGTTAAGTTCGTTAGAATCAATTTCAAAAAACTCATAAAAAGTTGGTTTTGATATTGGCAGTAAAGTTACCACATCCTCAATAAAAAAAAGTTTCTTCTTCTCTATTAGGTCAAGTGCTTGTTGGTATATTTTTTTTCTATCGTACATATTTGAAAGTTGTTTTGTTTTTGCTAATTCCTGATAACTGATTGCATAATGTTTTATGTTTTATATTATTTTCAGTTGCACATTGATTCGCTGAATTATATATTTTCAAAGTTTTAGAACAAATTACTTTTTTGGATTTACCATTATTTATAAGTAAATTTAATCTTGTTTCTTCTTTAATTTTTTTACCTTTGTTTAGTAAACTTAATTTTTGTTTATGTTCTTCGCTTACTTTTTTTAATCTTAATTTGGATTTAGTTTCTTTGGTCATTTTCAATTTAGCAATAGACATTTTTTGTCTACTTTCTAAAGATACTTTTTTCCCTTTGTTTCCTAATCCAATTTTTATTTTTGTTTCAATAGACAAGCAACCGCTTTTATCTTTTGTTTTGGTTAATCTACAATTTAAATTATTTCTTGAAGTTGAATTATAAAAGTCTTGGTAATACCTTTCACGTTCATTTAATACATCACTTTTACATACCTCTAATACTTGAAACTTATGATTTTCAAAAGTATATTTTAATAATGAATTATATAATTTTGTTTGACTTTTGCATTTTAAATTTTTATAACTTGAAATCCTATTGTCAATATCTACGCTTTGCCCTATGTAAATTTTATTACTTGGACTTGTAATTTTATATATTCCTATCATATTTCAAATATACAAATTATATTTTAATCCTGTCGTATGCCATTGCGTTTTATTATTAATGTTGGGTCTAATTTTTTCATTCTGTCTATTATTACTTGGCAGTATTTAGGGTCAAGTTCCATTCCGTAACATTTGCGTTTAAGTTGGTGTGATGCTGCCATTGTTGAACCTGAACCAAGAAACAAATCTAAAACCAATTCATTTTCATTTGTTGAATTGTTTATACCTCTTTCGCATATTTCTAATGGCTTTTGAGTTGGATGTTGCATTTGCAATCCTTTCATTCTATTTACTTGCCAAACACCATTTTGCCTTTCTTTTAATTCCCTTCTACCAATCATACCAAATATTGCCCATTCACTATCTCCATAAGAACCTTTTAAATCTCCTAAACCTGGACCACCTTTATCCCAAACAACAACGCTTTTTATTTTACCAATATTTTGACATACTTCTTTAAAATCATTGAAGCAATCCCATCTGCACCAAATATAAAAATGTCTATTATTTTCTAAAAATAATGGTATTAAATTTAATGCGTCTTGACCTACATTTGTATTTTCATCGTTTAAAATTTGTGTATCGGTTCGCTTTTGTTTTACTTCACTTTTTTTACTATCCCAAGCATTGCTTTCATAAGCCATTCCATACGGCGGGTCTGTAAATACCATATCCGCTTTATTTTCATTCATCAACCTCGCTACTTGGTCACTATCCGTACTATCCCCACAAAGCAACCTATGCTCACCTATCTCAAACAAGTCACCTAAGACAATATCGGTTTCAATTCCACCCTCAGGAACTGAAAAGTCATCCTCCTCCGCTTCCAATTCAACTTCTAGGTTTATAGGTATATCCAATCCCCACGCATCTAGCTGCTCAACTTCCCATTCGTTAGCAAGCATATCCCAATCCCACTCGCCTCCGCTCACGTTGTCTTTGATTATAAACTCTTTTTGCTGCTCGTCTGTGAGGTTTTCTGCTACAATAATAGGCACTTCTTTCAGTCCTGCTTCTTTGCACGCTTTAAAACGCATATTACCGCCTAATACGACCATATCAGCATTAACTACTATTGGTCTAATGTCTAGCATCTCGGGAAAGTCTTTAATAGACTGAACCAACTTTGCAAACTTATCATCCTTAATTTGTCTAGGATTGTTTGGGTTTGACTTGACCTCTGAAATTTTTACTTTTCTGCTTTGCATAACTTTAAATATATTATTTGCTCGATATAATACTCTCGTAGTATTCCATTCTGTACTTACGCCATAACGCTTCATTGCTATTTTGCATCACGTCTTCTTTTAGTTGACTGCCTAAGTCTTTTCTTAACTCAGGGTTTTCTATTAATCTACGCATTGCTTTGTACCAATCTTTTTTACTTGCAACTAAACAATTCTTGCCGTGTTTGCTCATCCATTGGTAAGATTCCACATCCGAAACGATTACTCCTAAACCAAATGCACCCATTTCAAGCATCTTTAATTCTGACTTTGCTCTATTGAACTCGTTGTATCTTAAAGGAATCAAACCAATGTCCATTAAATTATACGCTTGTGCATAGCTATACACATCTGCTGCATTTATCCTGCCGTAGTTATTATCGTCTAGGATGTAGTTACTAGTAAATATTTTTTCGTACTTATGCCAAATTGAATCTCCATCGTAAAAACCTGCAAGCATAAACTTGTAATCTTTATACGGACTTTTGTTCAAAGATAGGATTTCGCCCTCGATTAGTTGCAAGTCTTCTAGGTGGGTTACTGAACCACTCCACCCAATGTTTACCAACTCAGACTTCATTGCTGCAATCTCTGGGTTAGGTATGAACTGAGGCTGCTCAAAGTCTATTGTGTTTGGGAAGACTTCCACGTTCTTATTAAACTGCGACACCACATATTTCAGGTAAGGAGTTGTCACCATAATCGCATCCGCTTGCGTAAAGTTGTAAATTAATGCCTCTGCCCTATGGTTTAGCTTCCACTCTTTTTTTAGCACGTGGCTATCGCTTAACTGGTAATGGTCATCCGTATCTATTATAACGGGGATGCCTAATCTTTTCAGAATCTTCCATACGTTTTCTTCGTTGCCTATTCTAGAGATTGACCTGCTTGCAATAATTAAATCGAACTGAGATAGCTGCGATTCAGGAGCATGGTCTATGCTTGTCATTTGGCTGACCTCGTGTCCGTGCAAGTACATCTTTGAATGTGGAACGATAAGCCTGTGGTATTCGCCACCCATTATTTTTTGACCTGTGACTAATAGTATTCTCATTTTATTGCATTTATTAAACCTTCAGTATTCCATAACTCGTAATAGTCACCGCCCGCAGGTATAACATTTGGCGCATAGTAGCATATCTCTAATGCTCGCCTACATTTTAAAGATTCAGCGATGGCAAAGTTCATTGATTGATTCCCGATAAATAGTTTTGAGTTGTTTATTATCCTAGCTAAGTCTAAGAAGTTTTCTACCGCTAAATACTTGCAGTTAACTTTTTGACTGAATATAGAATACTCAGCAGTTGAACCTGTGAAGTAAATCGTTTCCTTAAAGTCATTTAAGACTGTGTAGTTTATATTTGGATTCTGATAGCGTTCAGTTCTATTTACCACTATGTAATCATTTGGCATAGTATCAATGTGCAATATCCGCTCTGAGTAATCCACATTTGTTAACTCGGGAAACGCTAAAGCATACCACCTTTTTATATCGTAGGCAGCCAAATTCATTCCTATACTCCTAAACTTGTCTAGGTCATAATCTACTTTCTGATTCCTATAAGGTAATACATCGTAAATAAAGTCAAACTCCATTAATAAAGGTCTGAGCATCTTGTAAGCGTAATCGTTTAACATCACATCTCCGTAAGCGTGTTTAAACGCAGGGTTCGTACCTAAGTTAGGTGCGTTAATGTTAACGTATAGAATCGCCTCTTTGCCGTGTATCTCGCAGGCTTTCTGAATGGCAGGCATAGAGTAGAGTATATCTCCACTTGCTCCTGAGTGT